AGCGTCCACCAAACATTCCTGCCAAAACCGTCTCGATTGCTCCGCCCATCATGGCAAGCCAACTTTCATTAAGCAAGTCTGATTCGCTGGGATTTAAATTGATTTCAATAGGCACCAAATCGTTTGGTTCATTCATTGTATAGACCTCCAAATATACTTATCTCTTATAAATAGTTTCACACAAAAAGAAACGGGCATAAATGCCCGTTTTTATTATCAGCTTTATCTTGAGCTTTTTTTGAATGCTTTGTTTTGTTCATCAAAATGATCTGATAGTCTTTTGACAAACCAGTTTCGTAACCTAACTGGAAGGTTGTAAGCCTCTATAAAACTCCAACCTCCGTGCATTTTTAAATAGAAGAAGTGCTCATACACCTCTGCCATATACTCATCAGTTAGGCCAAAAAAACTCCGAAGTAAACGGCACCGCCATTTCGGTTGTCGTACCGCATGACATACACTCTACATCTTGAGTCATATCAACATTTGGAGTTACAGTTGTAACACAAGCCCGAAGGAAACGAGCATCTTGTGCGGGCATATTATCAATAAAGTTTGCAATCTCAGAGGGCACATTTACTCCATTAATTGACACAACAAGCTGTTTTAACAAAGTTGTTGATGTTGCCTCTGGAAGGTTTAGCTTCTTTAGCTTGCTGGCTGATTGTTCAAGATAAGTTTCATCCTGTCCGTTCAGCAATCTGAACTCAGCATTAAACTGAGTTTTAGGAAGTGTCACAAGGAATGTGCCTTCGGTCGTTAAAGAAACACTATCATTGTCATTAGGTTGAATACCATGATTGTGCGGAATCTGAGACAAATCAAATGAATGTTCTATCGTTGCTTTACAAGAGGGGCATCTGACATTTACTTCGTATTGCTCACCATATCCCGAAATCCTTGCTGCCAGAATTACAGCGTTCTTATCTCCAAGGAGCAAATTATTTGCGGTAACATTCTTATCAATAATAAGGTTTTCAATCAACCTATCAATTGCCACACCATTCTTAAGCAACGCAGGAGAAGTTAGAATATCCTCGTCCTTTGCGGTCATATACCTCATCTCAATCACTTCTTTGCCGTGAAGGGGATGATCAGTAGAATAGAACTTGCCACGAGACGGAAGTTCAACAAACTCTGTTGGAGCTACATATGAAAGCGAAGCTGGGGCTGCCGGGGTTGTTGGAGCAGTAGCCGCAACAGCGTCCGTGGCAGCAGCAGTTCGCTGCTTATTTCTAGACATTTACACCTCTTTAAAATAGTCTATACACAGTATACCGTATCTGTGCTATATTTTAAATAGTTTGTAATAAAAAAATTAGGAGCCTCTGGCTTGAACGTCGCCGCGTTGATACTCTGCCCAGTCGTACTGAACAGAAAGGGTAAGATCAATCATGCCCTCGTCGTCGTAGGTATGATTTCCAAAATTGACAGATGTCAAAAAGGCGTTAAGGAACTGCCAGTTTCCAACAACAACGGTTTCAGGAGAACCTGGGCGAGTACCCATCTCTTTGATAACTAAGTTTCCAAGAGCAGATGTCGCAGATTCTTTGGTGATTGTAGTTCCAATAGCAGCGTTAACGCTCGTTGGTTTTTCAATACCAATGCTTGAGAGGTATTCATAAAGAATCTTGGCACCATTTGGGCTAACAGGGTCAACCAAAGTTAGGTCAATACTTTCCCATGTAATTCTACCTGGGTAATGAAAAGTATGATTGAAGAACTGGTGAGGATTTGATGAAATAGTGTAAGAAGGACGATCAATTGACTTAGCAAGAAACTGCAAGTTCTGTCCTCCGATTGTAAGTTCAACCAAATATCTAAATTGTCTTTTGGGTTCAAATTCTGGATTCAACCAAAAATTGGATTTTTGTTCTGGCATTATTTGTTAGTCTCCTGTTATAATATATAGTGCTTTTATTATTAATCCTCGAATCCTGCGCCTGAATTTGTAATAACAAAGTCAAGGGCGATGAACTCAATTGCTCTTGCTGGTTTTAAGAAGATCTTGGCGTACATGATGTTTCTGTCAACCAACTCTGGGGTCGTCGTAGACTCATCAAGAATCACTCGGTAATCGGTTAAACCAAGACGGGACTGGACACTTCGGAGGAAAGGATCAACCTTTGACAAGAAGCGGTTCCAAGTCGCTGGTACATTTTGGTCAAACAATATAGTAGCCGAAATTCTGGAGATCTCCTTCTTAAGGTAGATCAAGAGACGACGAACATTGATTCTATCAAGTGCCGAGGGTGTAACCTGAAGAGTCTTCTGACCAAAAATCACAATTCCTTCAGATGGGAATGTGGCGATTGGGTTGATGTTTGCCTCGTAAAGGTCATCACGCTCCTTGGAACTCAAGCGAGTGCGGGTCTGAATAACTGGGATACCAGCAGAGCCCTCTGTCAAGCCACCGCGAGTAAATCCGGCAGGCGCAAACCAAAGCTCGGAATCACGTTGGGCGCTTGAGTATGTTCCAAGAGCAACAACTGTGGGTGGCACGAAGACAAGCGAATCACTAATAGTGTCTTGGACCTGGACCCAAGGATAGTAACAAGCACCATAGCTAGAGTTAAGCTGTCTTGCTCTTAAGTTAGAAATCGCTGTGGAGACAGAACCAGCGTTTTGTTGCTGTGTCTGTGTGTTTTCGGTCTGTGGTAAGTACCCACTGTCGATATCGATAAGTCCGAGCGCGTCTCCGCGTGCCTCACAAATCTCAAGAACCTTGGCAGTTAAAGAAGAGTTATGAATACCAGGGACAGTTAAGAGGTTCATCTCAACATTCTCGGGATCAGACACAGTATCGAGCGCACGACGCACACTGTAGAAAGCGTAATTTGTAGTATCGCTTCCACCTGCGAGGTCAGTATTGTTGAAAGGCTCTTTGTCTCGAATGTCGAGACCATCAAAACCACCGACAAGCGGGACAGTGAATCGGTTATAGCCCATGTCAAGAACTTGTTCATAGGTTCCACTAACCGCTGTGAAAGATGTTCCTGCTCGGCGCGAACCAGACAGATAAACTGCAACTTCACCAGTGTCTCCGCTATTAGATGACTTCAAGTCATCAAGGGTAAAGATATAAGATCTTTCAGTTCCGGCACCGACTGCAAAAGCGTCTGCGGAATTTGGCAATGCTCTAACAATATCAATGTAGCTGCTCTCGAAACGGTTGTTTCCGTTTTGTGTGGTATCAATACCAAAGTAAGCATCTGTTGGATCTGGAATGTCTCCATCAGAAGCACTAACTCTCAAAGGAATCGCAGGATAATTAACAGTTCCAGTTATGCGACCTAACGCATTTGTTCCATCTTGAACAAACCAGAATGGATTATCCACGCCGTGAGTAAATGGGTGTGGGATACCGGAAGCGCCTGTGACATAGGTATCAGGTGGAGTATCACTACCAGAAAGCACTTGACCCCAGTTCTTAAATCGAACAGGACCAAAAGAGCCAAATGGCAAGAGTCTCGCATCGGTGGCTGCTGCTTCAACATCCTCGTTTACTTCAACACGGATAATTGCTGAATTGTTTGCAAAATTTCCGTATGTGCGGTAACGGCGCTCAGTGTCATCCCAAACAATGAATTGGTCTCCAATTACTCTTCCAATATAATTTGGAGAAGCGGGATTGAGATTGACAGAGCTAAATCTCTCTATCACAACAGGGGTGTTGTCATTGTCTCTAACATCACGCACTTCAACGGAGAAAGATCCGTAAGGATCAACCTCAGTTGTGGAAGCCTTAATGTCTGTGATAGAAATTTTAACTCTTCTCTGCTGATCGTCGCCAGAGTCAAGTGTGTGGAACTTAAACAGCTTTGTCATGCTATTAGCATCAAAGCCAGCAAAAGCAGACTGAAGATCTTGAGAAATAATCCAGGGAGTTTGGGCTGCTCTAAATCCAAAACGGAAGTTAGCTGCGTTGCTGGAGCCGCTATCTAAACCTAAGATAATACCAAAAGATGCTCCGCTAATATTATCAGCAACTTCTCTCTCGTAACTTGGTCCAAGCCAGTAAGTTTCTTGCTGTGCTGTTCTTGTAATCGCAGTATTAATAAGTGTTGGATTTGTATTAAACACCTTGCGAATGTACTTCGAGCTTGAGCGCGTAAAATCAAAAGCAGTCTCTTTAACAAGAGCCGCGTCTTTATCTTTGATGAGAACTTTGTATTCAACTGTACCTGCCCCAGCAACACCGGAAGAATTTAGATCCTGAAACAAGACGGCAGAGCCGGTTGCAATTGTAGTGCTGTGTCGGACTGTGCCAGAAAGCTCAATGGAGCCCTCATCAAGATACCACTTAGCAGCCAGAACACCAGTAACAGGTG